CCCAAGTAAGATACAGCCGTGTGTATCCTTGTGGGTATTACCTGCGTGAATCAAGATATGTTCACGCTCAGGCACGTCACAAACCTTGTATACCAAACCAAACTTAGGCGACTTGTGCCGCACTATCTTGTAACGACCTTGTGGGATACAGCTAATGTTGGTTTCGTTATCACGCCACGCATCTTCTAGCGTAACGAACTCAGGCGCATCGTCGATACAGAGAACGCCAAACGTAGCGCCGTTGTGTTCTGTAACTCGGATGAGCCTTAGCTGTTTCATACCGGAGGAGTAGGAAACACAATTAGCTTTGGATCTGTCGACTGATCAAGCATGTCTCGTAACTGCTGGCGATACCCACGCCATGCAGCTACATCAACTTTGTCAGTCTCAATGTCTGGCAACTGTGTCCAGTCTGAAGCAAGAAGCTGCTGATTTCTATAGTTTTTGATTACTTCAACAATCACATCATCAGAAACAGTTTTAGGATCAAAAATAGGTGGAAGTATGTTTAAATAATTCATATTTACTCCGAATAGTAATTACCACCAGTGCCAATATATACAGTGCCAGTTAGCACTTGGCCTCCGTCATATTTTCCAAAATACAGTTGATTGTTTGAGGTTGGAGAGGCTATCAATGTATAAGCAGCGGTTGTTACTGCATTAGAAAAGTATCCACCTCCGCTTATTTGACTATGCGCTGCTGCTCTAACAGGCAAAGTAAGATAACATGTATAAGTTGACGCTCCACTGAGAGTAAAATAACCGCTATATTTTACCTCAACAACCTTCCCTCGTTTTCTAAAATAATTTACTGCTGTTGTTACGCCGGATACGCTTCCTGCTGCTGTTGTGATTGTAGGAGTCCATGTCAACCATCCACCAGGATCATTCGTAATCCTGAAATTAGTACCATCGTACACAAGCTCCATGAGCGCACCTGCTACCCACGTTCCGAGTGTGGGGTTGGTGCTGTCCTCGTTGTTCACGATGTTTTTAGCACCAATGCTGTTGATGTTAATCGTATGAGCTGTAGCAACGGAGCCGGTAGAACCTAAGCCGCTACCAATCTGCATCCTGAATTTCTGTCCTGCTTTGTACGCCGTAATCGCTGGCGTAGCTGTAGCTGTCTGAGCCGTCGCAGTACCTCCGGTAGTACCAAGCCAGATAAAGTCACCGTCCTGCACCTGACCAACAGCAGCGTAGTTATTACGAGCAGTCGCATTAGCTACGTTGGTATGTTTGAACCCTCCCATCGGAAGGTCAGCAGTAGCGGCGTTCTGTCCGTCCTTAGCGATACAGTTGTTAATGCCTGCCGCAAAGTCATTGTCTTGCGTGTCGTGACGACCAGCTTCAATACCAATGCCAAGAGAGGCGTCTCCAGTCCAGCCGCCTGTGGCGCTATTTCCTTTAGAGTATGTCCCTCCGCTCCAGCTCATATATCTCCTACGCTAAACTCAATACTTTCTTTACATACTGCTCTGTCTCATTAGGTACAGAGACATACTTTAATACGTTTTCCCACGTTGGTTTCTTACCCTTTGCCTCAACCTTTGCTTGCGCTTTCTTGAGATTGCCTGGACCCCAATTATACGCAGCCAATGCCAGCTTGGTGTCGCCGAATTGGTCTTTCATCTGATTGAAGTAACGTGTGCCACCTTCAATGTTCTGCGCAGGGTCAGTAGGGTCTACACCAAGCTCTTTAGCTGTTCCAGGCATAAGTTGCATCAGTCCTTGTGCGCCTTTACCGCTTACAGCTGTTGGCTTACCAGCCGATTCTGTTTTGATAATCGCTTGGATGATTGGTGGTTGTTCTGCAATCAATGCGCTGATGTTTTGTTTAGCTACAGGCTGTGTTGGTGCTGCTGGCTCTGGTGCTTTCTTAGCCATTCCAGCGATAGCTTTCAGCTCGTCAACAGAATACTGACTAAAGTCTACTTCGTCTGCTTCTGACGTTTCTGTTGTTTGTGGTGTTTCTGCACTTGTGCTTAAAGAAGATTCGGGTGCGGTTATTTGTTTGTCACCTTTCGCTTTTGTTGCAAAATATCCAAGTTGAGTAAGTTGGTCAGTGAAACGTTTTACGTTATCAACCGTAGGTGGAGCAGCCGCTAAATCAATTAGCTTTGGATCCTTTAACATCTTGATTGCAATTTCATTCATTTGCGAATCCCGTAATGCTCCCAGGCGTCCAATCGCAAAAGTAGAAAGGGCTTGAAGTGGATCGTAAAAAACAAGACCAGGCGATATTACTTGGCCAAGTTTCATGCTCTTAATCAGCGCACGTTGGCTAAAAATATACCCCATCGTAGTGCCAACCTGCCCTGTGATGGATTGGCGACCGGTTGCAGTTGTGGCTTTTTCAAATGGTATACGAGAACTTTCAATATCGTTTACAACCGTTTGTACTTTATTTAGATCATCACCAAACAATGTCCGAGCAATCTGATCTTGATTGTTAAGACGTTCTGCAAGCCCCGTACGCTCTGGCCTCAAGTCCGCTATAAAACGGCCACGAGCTAATGATTCGGCTTCGGTGCCTTTGAATTTTGCCATAAAATCTTTAGTGCGTTGGACGTCACTGAAGATAGTTTTTGGGATAGTGGCATCTTCAATTTTTGCGTATGCAGCAAATTCGTCCGGTGTCCCAACTGACGTTGCATACTCCGAAATTTTATTAACATCGGACCCAAATACAGCTTTAAACGTATCCAAATTGCTACGAAGATACGTTTGCGCTTTTTTCCCTTGTTTTTCTAATCGTGTTAGCAATTCATCTCGCAATTCTTTACCACCAGTACGGCTGACAATATCAGCAGCGTTTTCAGGATTGCGGAGGGCTAGATCAACAACCTCACTAACTCGTTTTGCAGCCACTGTAGAAGGTTCGCCAGCAACAGTTTTGAGTTGCTCTGCGTAATTTTCAATGCTTGGCCAGAAACCTGTTTCGGACAACTTCGGTCGATTTGTTTCAATCCACTGAAGTTTCTTTTTAGCATTTGGGAGATTTACAAATTCACTGAGTTTTTGCGTTTCTATATCAGTAAGATCAATGCCAGCTTTTTTAAGTGCTTCTACATTGACAGATTTACTCGTAAGAAAAGTAACAATATCTTCTGGGCTTTTACCAATAATAGCTTTAAGCGGAGATGTTTTTTGACGTTCTCGATCATACACAAACGTGTCGAAATATGATCGCCATTTGCTTTTTGCTTCTAGTAATTTTTCAGAACCAGGTGCTTTATCAATGATATTCCCGACATAATTATAAAGCGATTTTGCGAGTGCCTGTCCTGGCGTTGTTTCTCCCGTTTTAGCTTTTGCGATTACCTTGCCAAGCTCTACCTGAATGTTGTGCAGTTCACCAATACGAGCCGTGGCAACAACACCTTCAGGCAGGTCTTTGGTTGGAATATCCAAGGCTTTTAATTGTTTTATCTGTTGGGTAATTCGTGCATCGTCAATGCGCTGAGAGGGATCTCGCTTCCAGTCTGAGACAATACCTTTTACATCCTTGCGGATATTTGGCAGATCAACTGATACGTTATATACTTCAGGATCCTTGAAAGCGGTGCGACCAGCTTCTTTTGCTGCTTCTCTGGCAGTAGCAATTTTTGTAGCAAGACTTTCGCCAAGTCTTTTTACCAGCTTGCTTGGTTCTTGAGCGGCAGTCGGAATCTTTGAGATAATATCCGTGTCGATGGATTTAACAACATCAGATTCCTTTGTTAAATTAAGTTGTTCCAGAATTCTCTGCCCACGCTCTGCCGGAGTAACTCGACGAAGCTCCTCCGTTAGTCCTAAACTCTCTAAAACGTTTGCTTCTTTAGCAGCTTTTTCAGCCGCAGCTTGTGTAGCGACCTGACGTAATCCAGCGGCTAATTCGCCTCGTTGGGGCACTCGACCAAGCTCAGATAACGCTATTTCTTGAGCAGCCTTACGTGCCGCTGCGGTATCTGTCAGCAATTGACCGGTTGGAATTTCTTTCCCGTATTGATATTGCACACTTGCAAGTCCAGGTGTTTGTGCAATTTCTGCTGCGGTAAGCGGTTGCCCTAAGGGAGACACCAACGCTTCCGGCAAAGTTTGTGCTGCTCGCAAACGTTCTACACCTTCTGGACCCGCAGCAGCAATTAACTCTCTAGAAACAGCTCGCTCCATCGCAGGAGTGCTTCCTGCTAAGATTTGCGCAATAGGAGCAACGCCACGAAGAGCAGATATGCTTAGCTGTCCTGCTGTTGGCGCTAACACGGCACCAGCAATTTCTCCAGGAACGCCTCCACTTTCTTTACCTATTTCAGCACCTCCATAAGACAAAAGCCCCGCTAATGCTTGTTGTCCGAGTTTTGCTCGTGCAATCGGCGTCATAAAACTGACCGCTTTTTGCAACGGCGTCTCTTCACCGTAACCGATTTGTTCCAAACCTTTTTGTAACGATTCAGTAGCCGAAAACGTCGGAGTAGTACGTTGAAATGCTTGTCCGGTAAAAGAACGACCTGCAAGAGATAAAATATCAGCAAGGCCAGCACCAGCTCTTGCTACGCCAATCGGTATGTCTGCTGCTATTTGGCCAATAGAAGTTTTTGTGCCGTCTGGTCTTGTTAAAGCCCAATCAAGCAATCCTGCTTCCTCTGTAGGAGGCGCACTTCGTGCAATAGCTTTTAGCTCATCAATACTGTACTGAGAAAAGTCTACTTCATCAGCCATGATTATGGAGCCTCACCGATAGACTTTAGAAATGCTCTTGCTTCTTCAGGCGTTGGAGCACGCTTCCTTGTTGGTGTTGAGTATCGAGGTGCTCGCATAATCGTGTCAGGCGTTGGCACTTCGTATTGCTGCGCTATGTTTTCAGCGGTTGTATTATATTTTTGACCAAGAACGCCGTGTATGTTGCGAATAAAATCCACAGTGTCATTGATAGCTTTCTTACTAATTTGAGGACTGCCAAAAAGATTCGATTTGACGGACGTTTCCCATCGGGTAACTAGCGGGTCAACTTTTGTATATAGTTCTTGTTCGCCAATCGTAACCTGACTTGCATCAATCGTCTTTTGAGCAATAGCAATTAGTTTTTGTACTTCACCGATAGATGGAGATTCCTTCTTAGCTATGTTTTCAGCAGTTTTTAAAATCGCATCAACTCGCTCGTATTCTTTGGCGGTAGGAGTATCTGCAAGCTCCTTACCAGCTTCTCTAAAAATTTTCTTTTGTTCTTTTGCAGTTTCTTGTTCAAAACGTTTTTGTTGACCCCAAAGTTCTAAGTCCCTTTGCTGACGAACAATCCGAGCCTGTTTTTGCTCATACTCCTTTGGCGACAAGAGTTGTGCATCAGCTTCGGTAAGCTGTTCAACTGTAGGAGGCGTCGATGCCTTTAGTGTTTCAGTCGCAACCTCTGGAAGTTTCGTTGCTGGCTGTGCGATTGCTTCTGCCAACGTTTGCTCTGCTGTCTTTGCGGCAGATACACCAGGAACTTTTTGACCCTGCAATAACTGTTCTACCTTTGCCGGACTAACTAGACCGCCTTGCAAAGCAGCTAACAGCATCTTGCTTGGCGCTTCTGCCTCAGCTTCAGCTTGCTTCTGTTGTCGCAAAGCCTGAACTAAACGCTCTTGGCCAAGAAGCTGCGTGTTTACTCCAAGCAATTTACTTTGCATCTGAGCGTCAGGTGCAGTCTCAATAATGCTTAGACGCTCTTGTGGTGTTGCAGCACCAAGAAGTGCAGTTCCTAAGCGAGCCGTTTGTAAGGATTGTTCAGCAGCTTGCTGACGCGCCTGATAACCAAGCAAGGCAGAGATTAACGTTCCACCTAATGCGATACCAATGGCTTGACCCGTCCCACCGTAAGGATTGATAAGTCCAGGAGTAGCAGCGCCAACAGTTGCGGCTGCTGTACCAAAAGGCGTCTCGTAGGGACTGTATTGCAATCCACCTAATGCGCTGTATAAGTCCTCACCTGCCATACAGTTATCCTAATTGCCTAGTTAATCCGAGCGTAGCTCCGGTTGCTGCACCTTGCGCCGCTGCGGCGTAGGGATTGATTTGTGGCTGTTGTGAATATCCTTGGCTTAAAGAATTAAGCAAAAACTGTCCATAATAGTCTGGCTGTGCCCCACCGCCTCCACCACCACGAGGCGTCTTAGCAATTTGCTCTAAAGCATACTTCTGTTGCTGTGCCGCAAGTGCTTTCTGTTGCTCAAACTGCTGCTGTTGTGTCTGTCCTGCAAACCTTTGCTGTTGTGCCAACATGTAAGGATCCATGAAGCCACTGGCAATTTGTTGAGGCAACAAGGCTGTTCCCGTAGCCTGACCATACATCTGCTGCTGTACGCCTTGTGCGGCGCTCTCAGCGGCGCTTAGAGCCTCTTGTCGAGCAAGGTCTTGCCTCTCGGTCACCTGCTTTCTCAAGGCTCTAGCGGCCTCGCCAGCAGGGTCCAAACCACGCTCTGCAATCGACCGCTCAAGCTCTTGAGTCTGTCTAGCAAACTCTTCGGCATTACGGCGCTCAAACTGACCAAGCACATTCTGCCTAGCTCGCTCCATCTCCTGAGAGTAAACCGGCTCATATTGAGCCTGGAATGTACGTGGGTCAAACTGCTTTGCGTATCCAGCCATTTGCTCAAACACGTCACCACCAGCCTGTACGACTCTTTCCTCCTGAGAGGGTTGCGTAGGTGGCACTTCTACATTGTTTGCTTGATAACCTGATTTCTTTATCTTGCCTTGTAGTCGACGAATCTCAGGGTCGTTTGGTCGTACACGTTTAAGGTACTCAACCCGCTTCGTCGCACGAGCAGGGTCAAACGGAGTCGCATCTTTCTTACCTGGGTCTTTCCCAAGAGCGCCTTTTGTAGCTTTCTTTTGTGCCATAACTATACTTGTCCACCCATGTCGAATCGTATTTCAAAGCCTAGTATTTGCAAAGTTGAGTTTTTAAGCGATCCACCAAACCGTACCGCCGCACAATGACCCTGACCCTTCACGGCAAACCGGTCAAACACATACTCCACGTCTGAGGACCAAGGACTACCCCATGGCGTATACGTTGGACTGCCTCCAGTGCTTCCCCAAGGCGTAAACCCACCAGCGGGAGTCGCAACTGTAGTGACGGTTTGTTGTCGTTTGAAGTCAGTGTCAAGGCCAAGAGAAAGCGTTATACCCCGCTTTGTTCTCATCAGCGGTCTAATATCTTTAAACGCTTTGTAATTGCCTCTGCTGTTATAGAAACTAAATGCGCCTCGACCGGAAAACACAATGCTTTGACTGGTTGTGCTAGTAATCGCATCTGCCTGTCCCGTTTCACCTTTCCACACTATTCCAAGTGAGGAACTGTAATACGGTAGGTTTTGGAACACGCAGCTAGACAAAGAATGATTGTCATCGAACAGCTGAAAAATCGTCCAGCCTTTTGTGTCTATACTGTAAACAAGAAACTTACAGCCACTTCCCGAGATAGGTATAGAGACGTAAATGCGTCTACCTTGTGGCCAGAAAAATCCAGTCCACTCGTGGTCAAAGGGAAGAAGATTTGCATATTCGGTGATGATTGGATTGATACGAGCACTCACCATGTTTAATGCTGCTTCCGGGTCGCCTTGCATCAATCCAGAAAGCGGCACAATACCTTGTGCAGTAATTACCCAAACATCATTGTTGTATCGAATAAACGCTCGATACCCTAACGGCTTACCGATGAAATACCTAGCAACAAGTCCCCATGTGCCAGGATCACCAGCATAAGTACCGCTATAGAAAACTATCTCTCCTTCGCTGCTACATGCCCAGAAGTAGTCTTGAGACGCTACGTTCGTACTTTGACTAAAACTACCAATGCCAACGAGAAAGCCACCACGAGTAAATACATAGCTTAAATCAAACGAAGTAAGTGCCGGAGTGCCACCGGTCCCAGTTACTTGTAAACCGCCATACCAAACCTTTGCCGTATTCGCTTCTACAAAGTACAAACGCTCTTTGTGCGCTGTAACATTGATTAAGCTGGACATAGACGACGGTCCGGTGAAAGTCGTCGTGCTTACAGTTCCAGTTCCACTGTATACAAGTGGAGCATTGACGCCGTTGCAAAGATACAAACGATTGGAATACGTCACAGACTGCCAATCGCCGCTTGTAATTGTAGCTGCTCCCGTAATGTCAGTTACGACACCAGCCGAAGTAATTGAATACAATTTATTAGCAGTACCGACGATCAGCTGGCTGGTGCCATCTGCAAGGTGCAAAGCCTGACTAAATGGGATTGCCGCTGACGATGCCGTATCAGCAAACTGTGTGTAACCAAGTCGCACAGTCGGAGCACCAGCACCAGGAAACACGTTTACCAACTCCAGCGCATAGGCTGGATCCATGTTGTCTATGGGACTTACTACGTCCAACCCTCCATACGGAGGTGACATGGTAAAGCCTTCAAAACCCATGACTATCCTTGCTGTTGCGGTATGCCGTAATTAGCTACTGGAGCTGGTTGTTGCTGCGCTTGCTTCAATCGTTGAAGTTGATCAATGTACTGCTGTATCTCATCCCCAGACATTCGAGATACTTCTCCCATGCTCAACTGAGATCGTTGTGGGATCTGCGGCATCTGTGGTGGCTGAAAGTTCATCCACGGCTTTTGCATGTCGACAGCAGGAGGAGGCAGCGGCGCAGGTTCATTTGGAGCAAGAGGTCGTTTGCTTATAAGTGCCGCCGGTGACGAAGCAGACGAAGGAGGTATCATGGCTCCTGCAAGTCGCTGACCCTGTGGTTGGGACGGCAAAACTCGTCCTTGACCGCTCATTAACTGTCCACTTGGGGTGCGATATACACCAGGACTAAGTCGCTCTGACCCACGGGGAGGTGCTGTATAGCGTCCGGTGCTTTCGTCAAAGTTTGGAGAACCACCGGCATAGACTCGACCACGTTCAACTTTTGGAGTGCTTCGAGCTGATGGTGTGCGTGTAAGTGCGCCTCGTTTCATATTATTTCCTGTAGTTTTCTCTCAATGATTGACTCATCGTTTTAGCTGGCTTTACCTCGCCTTTGTAGTTCATATACATACCAGGTGATACACGAACTGTTTGGCCCTTCGGTGGTCGTGCTACTGGCTTTGAAGGTGTTGCTACGCTTACGCCAGCCTTCTTAGCTAAATCTGATTTCCCTAGCATTGATTGTATATTTGCTAATACGTCCTGCTCTGACTTGGCGTTAGACGTTACAGCATTTACAAGAATACCAGTGTACTGTTCTGGCTTCACCTTGCCATCCGTGTCCGCATAAATGTTGCGAATCATCGGATCAATTTGGTCAGTCGCAAACTTTGCAAGAGGATTACTGAAGTCTACATCCCAGGCTTGTCGACTTGTTTTGCCGTCAATGTTTTCGCCAACGTTCTGGTAACGGGTCTTGCCATCAAGACCAATATCAAACTTGGATCCATCAGCTAGAGTTACTTTGTAGTTTTTGTCAGCAACGCCAGTTTGTTTTAGCAAACCTCGGAAATCATCCCGCATAAGTTGTGCGTCTGATTTACCAGTAGTCATCATTTGACCGACTGATCGTTTTCCAGCAAGGCGTAATCCGACATTTACTAACCCACCAATACCGCCAGTTGCTACAGGCAACGCTATATTTGTGTAGTCAGCCCTATTTCCTCTGCCACGAAGAATATCCTTCATGCCACTTTCCCAGAGCTGATTTAGGCCAAAAGCTCCA